CGTGATAACTATTACGTCAAGTTTGATGATGATGAACTACGACAGATCTTGAAAGAGATTAGTAATGAAGAAGTGAAAGTAAGAATAAGAAGTGCATTGGGAGAGACTATTGATCCCATAGATAAGTTTCACGCAACTATCGCATATTATAATAATGAAGTTTAAAGCACTTGTATTCGTTCGTTTGAGATCGCAGGTGGATGACTCTCCTGGCAATGCCGTGAGAGATGCCTGTAAGAGACTGTCCGAGTTGGACATCAAGAAACTTAGACTTGGCAAGGTGATTGATGTTTGGTTAGAGGCAGAAACTAGAGAGTATGCTGAGAAGGAACTCGAAATGCTTTCTGATAGATTTCTTGCTAACACAGTTATGGAAGATTGGGATTATGAATTGACTGAGATTGAAAATTTCCCTAAAGGTATTGAAGCATGACCGATTTTAACGCACCAGGATCTAATAAAATAGGAATCACTCCTGTATTTACAGATTTTGTAGTTAATTTACAACTCGATAATGTAGTGAAAATCTTAAATGCTAAGATCGAACGTTGTAATGTATACAACAGTGACAATAGAGATGAAGTATACAAACAAATTACTATTACATACAAAGTGGAGGATGATTCATGACACACGAATACGATCTCACGGAACAATCTGACCTTGACATGTTAGATGAGGTTGATGGTGAGTATTACAACTGGGATCAGAATCACTCTGGTTATTTGTGGTTGACTGATGAATGTGTGGATAAGTATGGATTAGAGAGAGGTGTGGATGTTGAACCAATCGACTGGGAGAATCTTTATAAAGATGATGATTACTATGAGGAATATAAAGAGAGAGGATTAAAGTGGGATCTTTACATTCAACAGTATGCCTCAGTGCATGATAAAGATGGAAAGTATCTCCGTGATTGCACATATGAGGACTGGGAAGTATGTAAGGTAAATGGTATCAAAGAAGAAATGTTATCAGATGAAGGTTGTGAGGTTATGGGATGGTGTGACGGATGATTGTAAATCTAACAAAGAATGAGATAAAGCATCTTGTATATCTTCTGGGTAGAGGAGATGGTGATTATCCTGAATTGAATCAGAATTTACTAAACAAATTAGAATCATTGATTGAAGTCTGTACTTGTAAAGAAAAAGATTCTGAGATTGAACAATGAAAGCATCATCTGATCGATGGATTGTCTCATGGAAACGTGAGAAGAAAAATGGTTACACTTCAACTCAGCAAGTTGTAGTCTATGGAATTAAAAATGTTGAGCACATTATCAATACAATGGTTCCGACTGATGAATGGAGTGTAACACCAGCATGACTACTAAAGAAAAACTTTTATTCTTATCATCTTTTATCTGGGTTTTACATTGGGGAACATGTCTAGCATCTACCATTCTGGATACGGTTATTCTAAAGTCCTCTGTGAGGATATTACCTATTGGTTTTTGAATGAATACTTTCCACGACATAAAATTGATGTGGATATTATTCATAAAGGACTGAAACGTGATGGTGTTGTTGGGTATTGTGATGTGATTGGTAATGATTATCGGCCACGACACTTCCTGATTGAACTTCAGGCACGTATGTCTGAGGAGTTGTATGTAAAAACTCTTTTTCATGAACTGACCCATCTGGCACAGTGGGTAGGTGGTTCTCTGCGGCTTCATCATGGAAAAATGAGATATTGTCAAGAACCGGTGGAGAATTATGATTATTGGGATCAACCACATGAAATTGAGGCACGGGAGGAAGAAGTAAGGCTATATGATCAGTGGTTAAATGGGAAATAGAGTGTGTCAGTCTACTCACTTAATATTATCCAAAAGGTCCATTAGATTCTATTATGTTAGTGACGTTACCAAAGTTTGTCACTGTTTTACTTGTGCCACTTTGATCTTCTGTTAGTGTTCCTCCACCATTAAATAGGAGTAGTTTTGTATTTGTAATTGCAGTAAGATTCGATGATGGTACTGTGATTGAGCTAGAGTCTGTGTAAAGTGCAGTGCCGACAACAAATCTAAAGTTGCTTATTTCTACATCTGATTCATTAACGATCGTATTAGTTCCATATACCGCAGCACCAATTGAGAAATATGTGAAATCATTAGAAGTAGTTAAATATGACCAATCTCCAACATTACTGTTTGTCGATTCATTGGTAATTTGATCTCCATTCAGATATGCTCTGAATGTTGAATCTGACGAATCATAGCATAATGCCACATGTTTCCAAGATGATGTTTTAATGCTTCGACTTGAAATGGAAGGTGATAGTGATTTAGTAAATAATGAAAACAAACCCCATTGATGCTTATAATCATATCCTCCATATGTATTAGTTGCATTATGCCTCAATCCTGCGTATACGGATGCATTATTACCACTATACATAGTCCATAATGTAGACATTGAAGTTGTAGTGGCATTTCTTGCAAAGAATTCAATTGTCCAGGAACTACCATTAAAATTAAAGTCAGAGTGATTACTAACTGCAATTGCCTGTCCACTTCCATTAAATAATGCACCATATGATAGATCAGGTGTTCGTTTCAATCTCTTAATCATCCAAGAACGTGAGTTTGTGTTGGAGAACTGTGATTGGGCGGGTGGTTATCTCTACCGTAATGCATATTACCAAGGTGCTTAATTATTATGACAAAAACTGAAACCTGCATTGAATTAAATGTGCATGAGTTGGATATTATACTCAAGGCCCTTGAATTGGTAGAGAGCGTAGATGAGACACTGGAATAATACTGGCACAAATGTATATGTTTGTGCTGATAAACCTAATGGTGGTTATTGGTGTACTAAACGCAATTAATATTATCCAAATGATATCATATTAGACTATTTGGAAAGGGTTTTGTTGATAAATTAACATTCGTATACCAAACTTTTATTGAGTCAATGTTTGAAGGATTATTAAAAGTATCTTCCCAATCTGTATTAGTGTCTGAAGGATTATTATTGAGATTAGCAATACTATTACCACCCACTTCTCCATATCCTTGAGTATTACTTCCAAATGTATTAGTTGGTGGAGATGCAGCTTGCAGACCCGTAGCAATTAATTGTATCGTATTACCAGTCTTTACATATGCATATAAAACTTTATCTAGTTTATTAGCAACAAGATATATCGTCACTTCAGTGCTACCATTCAATATTGAAGACATATCATATTCAATTTTGGAAGAATCAGCATCAGTTCCCCAAGTAATATTATCACTACTAAAAGCAGATCCTCTTAAGACACCATTATTAAGTCCAGCAGAAACACCGCTACCAGTTCCTCCCAAATCAATTAAAGTGCCAGTATCAGTAGTCGAAAAAGTTCCAGTTATTGCCACAAGAACATCCACACTTCCAGAACTAGATCCAGTTGGCGACTCTGGGAATGAAGTTTTTGTTATGTCTGCAGATCCATATTCACTGTCTACAGTTTTTGTTATGACAGTACCAAAAGGTCCAATAGATTCTTCGACGTTACCAAAGTTTGTCACTGTTTTACTTGTGCCACTTTGATCTTCTGTTAGTGTTCCTCCACCATTAAATAGGAGTAGTTTTGTATCTGTAAGTGCAGTAAGATTTGATGTTGGAACGGTAATTGTTCTCGATCCAGTTGATCCAGTATATGTGTATACTGCATTATTGGTCCATCTAAAGTTGGAAATTTCACCATTAAAATAATCTCCAGAAGATTGGTAATCAAAGCCAATTTTTAATTTAAAATCATTACCAATATATTGAGAACAGTCACCAAGATTGGGCTCGAAGCCAAAGTCTTTTTCATAAATTTCTGAACCATCCACAAATATAACCAATTTTTTTGTCGATTGATTATATTGCAGTAAAAAATGTTTCCAAACAGAAGCACTCAATACGTTTGATCCCATCGTTGTCGATAACAGACCAGTCTGATCATTTATTGCAAACGTAGTAATTAATCTATTATCGGTCTTTATCTTCAAAAACATAGCTGTTCCCCAAACTGGTGATGCACCTGGAGTGAAATCATTGGTGTTATTGTTATGGCCGAAAAAGAAAATTGGCATATCAGAACTAATTACTGATCCTTTTGCAAAGAATTCTATTGTAAAGGACAAGTTGTTAGTATAATAATCTTTTGCAAAGTCATTAGTTGGAATAATTATAATACTTTGATCAATTCCATTAAATAATGCACCATATGATAGATCAGGTGTTCCAGGTCCTATGTAAGAGGTTGAAGATCCAATTTTAGTCACACCTTTGAATTTTGTAACTTGATTATTCTTTCCTGTAATTCTTAGGGTCATAGTATTAGTAGGAGACAAATATCTGAATAATGGTATTTAGTTTTAATATATGATATAATTAGAATTAAGAGATGAATTCAAATCAGTGGTCAAATGAGGAATAGAGTGTGCCAATCGGCACACCGGTTCAATTCTTCCAAAACCAGTTGACGAAGTGTCACAGAACCCCTTGGAAAGTGCTCTGAATGCCTTATAATACAGAGGTAATCAAGGGAACACCACCTCACATGCAAATCACCAATAACGTCACCACTGTTGATTTCTTTCCTGAGGCATTCATTGCCGAGGCAGATGAAGTTAAAGGAATGATCGTAACAGTCAAACGTTTTCAGAAACGTGTCACCTTCAATTCTAATGGTCTGAAGTCTTATTCAACTGTGACGGCACTGACGGCACGTAATGAGTGGGACACACGTATTGCGAATGGTGCGGTGGTAACTGACTTCAACCTAGATCAAATGCCACGTTCAGAGTATGCTCCTATGGCAGTTGGATGAACCACTTGGGGCAGTGTCCACTCTGCCCCTAACTCTGCTCCACTCTGCCCTATAATAAGCACATACGCAACCGATCCCATGAAGATGTCACCCGAACTCAAGGCACGACTTGCTCAACCCGAATCCCGTGCAGAGTATGCTTTCAAGTTTATCTCACAATGGACAAAGAGTGGTGGCAGTGGTCATGCAATGAATGTATGGTCCGAATGGTTGGATGTTGTGAATGAAACAGTTGAACCCACCGAACTTTACTAAATGAAAGTAATTCAGTATGTATTGAGTGGCATTTGTATTACATTTGCCCTCAGTGTTTATTTGGTATTTTTGTCCCATCGTGATTCCAAACTGTTTCAGAACTATGAATCAACAACAATCGAATCAAGAGTTCGTGAATGATTTGTTTGACAAACTCTTCAGTCATGTTGACACGGACATGATTGATTTGCACGATGATGATACGTGCTGTGACCATCTTGAATTTGAACAACTCACTCTTGATTTCTAATGTCTGACCTAACTTTTTCTGGTGTATTTCTAACGGTTGAGGAGCACAATTGCATGTATACGGTTTGTAGTGAGGGTGAATTATTCCGTGTTCCATTCAATCAGTTAGTATTAAACTTTGATGAGTTTGAGATTGTAGATTTTTGGGATGATGATGTGGATGGGGAACAGTTGGAGGAGATACAATCAAAGTTAATTGATATGATACAAATTGCCGGACTGTATTTCAAATCACAACCAATAGCATTATCAGGAGTTAATGAATGAAGAAGACTGAGATTACTATTGAACTGAATGTACATGAGTTGGATATTATACTCAAGGCACTTGAATTAGTAGAGAACGGAGATGAGATACAGATCAATCGATCATCGGGTAGTGTTGATACATTGTATGATCGGTTATATGATTATTATGTTACCTTAGACACATCAAACGTTGAACTCAATTATGAATCTTATGTTGAACCCTCTTTCTAAAAGAACACCAGTGACACCACAGACGAATCCAGAGTTATGGTATTCATGGTATAATGTGGTCAAAGAAGATGCTCCTGAGGTATTGGATCAGTTTATTGAAAACACTGCCGCCAAGATGGAACTGACTGTTGATTACTTTACTGCGGAGTTCTTATGACTAAGTATGTGTATTTGATTGATCATTGGTCTTTATCGGGGTTAATTGTCTTAATTGCAGAGAATGATATGAGAGCATTTTCTCTTGTAATTACAGATCCAGAGATTAAGTTTCAGGAAGAGGATACTGATGCAGTAATGAATGAGATTACAAATGCCACAAAAATGAAGTTGTCTGATGATTATGAATGTGGTATAATTAGTGCAATGGTAATCGAATAGTATGGAAATTCCTTTATACAAAATTGAAGAAAAATCAACATTAGGTTGGACAATTGTAAAGACATTACTTACAAGGAAAGAATGTGAGGAAATTTATGATGGTTTATTAAATGAAGGTATCAATCCTAAAAGAATTAAAATCACCAGAGTGTCATGATTGATTTTCCACATCTACCACCCGAAGGTTTTTCTTATTCATTTGAATCATTTAATGCAAGGTATGATGCAGTATGGATAGTCAATCATGCAGAGTTCTCTTATAGAGATACACCACCAAAAGCAATATGGGGATTCTATTCATCAAAGAAGGGAAAGTATTATGCACCGATCAATTCAAAGAAGGTAGGTAAGGAAGTATTGATTAAGGATACAACTCCCTATAGTGCAATGAAAAAGAACCTAAATCCATTAGAAGCAATATTGTATTCATGAGTTATGTTCCAAAGGTTAATGATTATGTAAGATGGAATCATCATGGTATTATACATGAAGGATGGGTATACTTTGTTGATAGTGCTTATATTACGATTGAGACAGGAGTGAAACCTAAACCAAACTGTGAGTATACCAGAGAGGAGAAACACAAGTATATTCATACTCTGCTTTGTTGTTATCCTCATCAGTGGAAAGATCTAACTTATGTGAAGAGCCGGAAGAGCATTTATGAATAATTATAAGAAAGTATTATTTCCTATACATATTTTTCAAACAAATATACGCGAAAATGAATTAATTCTGGATGATGCATTAGATGAAATTGAATATCTTTATAAAAGAAAAAATTTAAAGGTTCCTGATGGATGGTTGACCGATAATCTTTTTACCACATTTGAATCAGATCAAATCAATTCATCTTTATTTCATAAAGATAGTATATTTGTTAAGTATTATCGTGAGTATATGACGAAGTTTTTTGATAAACAAGTTGAATTTGAATTTGAGGATATTTGGTTAAATATCTATTCAAGAGGTGAATTTCAGGAGCAGCACTCACATTTATCTCCTAACATGTTTATGAAAAGGGTACATTTTTCTTGTATTCATTATTTAAAATTTGATCCAGAGGTTCATAAACCTGTAATATTTGTTGATCCGATAGATGAAATGAGGTATAATACATTAGAGATGGATTCGAATTATTATAGTGATAGATGGTCTCCACAGATTCGTGAGGGTGATTTATTAATGTTCCCATCATATTTGAAACATTTTGTGAATAAATCCGATCCAACACCAGATAATCCAAGAATATCAATATCATTTAATATTTGGATAAAACAATACGGAGATCAAACACATGAAGATTAATTTTGATGATGATTTTTTAGAAAAGAGAGAATTTGAGATTGTTCGTAATTATTGTTTAGATGCATCATATCATTATGGTGAGAGTGATAATGGTGATGGTATTGTGACTGGAATGATACACAACATACCAGAAACAGAATTTGTATATAAGTTATTTCGTAGGAAGTTAATGGATAAGTGTCCATTTCTTTCAAACATGAAATTATATCGAATGTATATTAATTGTTTTGCTCCAAATGAGAATCCATATTTTCATACTGATGGGGAGGGAGTTACATTTTTACATTATGTGAATAGTGAATGGAATTTACAAGAGGGAGGAGAAACGCAGTTTTGTGTGGATGAGAACATTTATGGTGTGATTCCAATACCAAATCGATTAGTCATGTTTGATGGTAGGATTTTACATCGTGCAACATCATTTCGAAATAGTCATCGATTTACGGTTGCAATTAAGTATTGTCCACAATAAATATAAAAAAAAGTCATTATATTCATGGCAACGAACGTCACAAAAACATCACATTTTACATCTGGTGCGGGTAATCCGATTTCATTTTCGCAGATTAAGTCGCAATTTGGTGGAAATACTTCTAATATCAAGGCGAGTACATATTTAAGAAATACAGGTGATGATGTTGATTGGGATGGACCTAATGCATCATCAATTAGTCCAAGGATACCAGATGCAACAGAGAATGGTAATATTACATCACAAAACAATTGGAGTGTAGATACGTTAAGAGATAGTATTACAGAATATAATGTCACTCAGAGTGGAAATGATGAAGAAGTAGTATATTATGATGCTGATACATCAACATGGAATGGAAATTTAAATCGTAATATTTTAAAGAAATTTGATGTAACAGGAACGGTTTTTGCAAATGAAAGTAATAAAGATGCACTTACATTTGAGGGCAATTTATATAATCTAGAGATAGAGGTTGATGAATCGGGTGCAATTTATGGTGAGGGAGGTGAGGGAGGTGGTAGAGGTGGAGATGCACTATATGTAAGAAATACTTATACGAAATCAGATGTTGAGATTCGATCTTATGGTAGGATCTGGTCTGGAGGTGGTGGTGGAAATAGTGGAAATAGTGGAAATAGTGGTGGAAGTTTGAGTTGTAGTAGTACTAATTATTTCAGTACTGGTAATCCTTTTAAGGGTGGAAGATCAGTCGGAGACGGAAGACCTGGAAGGTCATGTCGTAATGCAAGAGGTGGAGCCACTTGGGTTTCGATCCAAACTCAACATTCGATAAGAAATCGTTGTCGTGGAGGTGGAACAAGAAGATCTGAGACGGGTGATTATCCGTCAGGTTCTTATCAATGTTCTGAAAGTTGGACTATTCTTTGTCGACAACACAGTTCTTGGACCATGTATGGAGGAGCAGGAGGAAGTGGTGGTGCTGGAGGACGTGGCAGAGGATTCAGTTATCAGAGCGGAAATTTATCAGGAGGTGCTGGAAACACAGGAAACACGAGTAGTTGTAGTGGAGGAAGTTCAACAGGTAATAGTGGAAATCCCGGAACGAGTGGTGGAGATTGGGGACAATCTGGAGGAAGTGGTGCTCCTGCAGGATTTGGAATACAAAAAAGAAATACCAGAGTCGAATACTATTCAGGTAATACTGTAAAAGGTCCAATCGTTAATATATAATATGCAATGAGATTTTTATAATGTTGAATGATTTAGTATTTAAATTTATGGATGAATTTTTTCTTGCCGAGGCAGAAAAACCACTTCATGCATCAAAGAATTGTCAAAAAGAACGATGGAGTATTTGTCAGGGATGTGAACACTTTGATGAACCGGAGGAAGGATGTAAGGAATGTGGATGTTATTTACCACATAAGATAAAAGATCAGTGGGGTGATTGTCCATTAGATAAGTGGATATCAAATGATGAAGAATGGAAGAGTAAGTATTATAATGAATTAAAAGATGTTATAATAGAGAAGTATCCAGAGTATCAAGAATTAATTGAAAAACATGAACGAATCAATTGAATTAAAGGGAAGGTATTCTGATTTTATTGGAGAATACTCATGTGCATATTCTACTGAGTATTGTAATGAGATTATCAGATGTTTTGATTACTATCAAGATATTGATGCAGTTTATTGTGGTGATGATCAATTTGTGAATAGTAATGCAGGTAGGTTTGATTGGGCATTAGATTTATATAATATGAGTCCGAGTATGAATGGTAATGTATCACAACAAATGAATGAAGTATTGTTTGAGTGTTTAGAAGAGTATACACAAGTCTTTGGTCATTTAAAAACAGTACCATTTTATTCATTGGCACAAAAGATACAGAAGACGCCAGCAGGAGGAGGTTATCATGTCTGGCACGATGAGAATAGTAGTATACAAGAAGCACGAAGATCTCTTGTATGGATGGTATATTTAAATGATGATTATGAAGGAGGAGAAACAGAGTACTTGTATTATAAGAAAAGAATACAACCAGAGAGAGGTAAGTTACTTATATGGCCTGCAGGTATGACACATTGCCATAGAGGAGGATTGGTATTGAAAGGAGATAAGTATGTTGCAACAGGATGGTTCTATCTGGGAGGAATGAATTATGGAAGAGAAGAATAGAGATGAGGACTTTCCTTCTGTTAATGAACAAGGAAAGAATCTAGCAAAGTTTACATTTGAAGTAGTCAAGAATGTAATTGATCTATCACCTAGTAATGAGACTAAGTTACTTCTATCAAAGGAAGAACAGAAGGAAAGATTGGATATATGTAAGAAGTGTGATTATTATAGTGTAAGACAGAATAGGTGTAGACAGTGTGGTTGTCATTTGTCTCATAAGGTGAAGTTTGGTGTGAGTCGGTGTCCAATAGGTAAATGGTAATCTTATGTGAAGAGTTGGAAGAGTGTTTATGATTAAATGTAATTCCACTTGTGATCAAATGCCCATTTCCAGTATTCACCATTCATCCTATTCTTAATGTTGCGTGTTATACCTGCTACACCACTATAATCACCTTCACTCTTAATATAAAATGATGCTTCACTTATGCTATTGAAGGTAATCGTTTCACCGGTATGAATGTTAATACCTTTTACCGGTTTCCTTCTTTTGGCTGCACTTATTGCAGATGCTTTCTTATAATGTTCTGTACTGTGCCTATTAGTGGCAAAAGTGATCTTATCAAAAGAAATGATCTTACCTTTCTTATGGAATAGATACCAACCCTTACATTGTAGTTTATTCTTATGGGGACTTTTTAATGAACGAAATACACCATTATTATTCTTTTTATCTCCTTCTATGAACTCAGAACAATCTGCCTGACTCTTCCATTCCTTATATTCACCATTAGTATTATATCCATAGACACCAGTTCTAATTCTAATCTGCTTATCTTTCCATTTTTTTAATTTCTCACCTTTCCAAGTCCATCTATAATTATGTGATTGAAATACATTACCTTTACAACATTGTCTAATACATTGTCTTTCATTTCCAGAAGGTTTATATCCTAATGTTTCTAATGCTGCGACACCAACAGTATCATAGTCACAGATATAAACATCATCTAATGTATAACAACTGACGGCACGACTTTTAGGATGCTTAGACCAATACTTTGATGGTTTAGATATACCTTCTCCACCATAGGTACAGTTATATCCCGCACCATCACAGGTATTATATTCTGCAATGTAATGTTTTTCTCTTTCATTTACATTATCATCAGTACATTCTTCTAATACTCTAAACTTAAAGTTGTTACTACCATACTTATTGATTGCTTTAATAATAGGCATTGAATGAATGGAATTGTATGCCGATGTACTCTCTTTTAATCTGGCATTATTGATGTGTTCTTTCCATCTATCATATGGATTGAGTTTAGTTGTTTTACCAATATATTGCTTACCATTCAGATTGTTTGTAATGCTGTAGATGTATGCCATTATTGAATTATAATATATTTCTGTGTTCTGTATATATGTTGATTTAAAACTATTATAGAGTTTTTTACATAGTTGTGGAAAAGTATTGTATTTCTGTGGATAAACCCTATTATTTGTGTGGAAAACTATGTATTACCTGTGGATAATCTTCTTATAAATCTTCTCTAAAGGTCTTATAAACCTCTCAGTTCTTGTGATTTAATGTCATTATAAACTTTCTTATAAACCTCTCAGTCCTTGTGACCTTTACCTGCGAGCATAGCACACCGAGAGTATCTTGTCAAGCACCCCCGCATAAAAATACTGAGACCCACACATTTTTCTCGACGATACTTATAAATAATGCTTATGGATCTCGACTAGATATACACTTGACATCTAGACGAGATAACAGTATAATAACAAGGTAACATACAAATCTCGACGAGACCCATGTATTACTACGATCACAATCTCGACTATACATCATTAAGCAATGATCATAACGTATACGATCTCGACGAGATGTGTGAGACATACATGCATAATACATCACGAGATATGCAACTAGATGCATACGATGATGATGATGAGTATGCACGAGATACGCATGATTACGTCGAGCTTGCATACAAACATTACGCATGATATAATACGTAAACATCACACGAGATACACATGTACGCACAGAAACGCATTGTAAGTGTTACATTAGACATTGAGTGTTATGAAGATCTAGACCTTAAGAATATCAATTGGGTTGATATCTTGGGACTAGAAGGTGATGAGAATATTGATATTAGTATAAAAGAGACTGCAGACAACTACTAGTGTGCCAGTTCGTGGATCGGCACAGTTTAAACTGGTGTCTTGTGCCAATCGTGGAACTGTCCACTAAATGAGCACAGGGCACCAAAATCGTGTATTGTAGTTAAGTCATCAGGAATTCATCCCAAAAATGATTAACAACGACACACTTGAGATGTTATCAGCACGGGAACAATTAATGGAGGACATCGATGCTATTATAACATCACAATATTTGAATGATAAAATTGATGAAGATGATATGGAAGATTTAATTCGTGTCCTATGTGATAGTGTCTGTAAGAATTTCCCCACTAAGTAACACAAACCGATCCGGCTGCCTCCCAGTCGGCAAAGTGTCACAAGGTTCCGGCACAGACCTCAAAATCGTGTATTGTAGTTAAGTCATCAGGAATTCACCAAATGCAAGGTTACAACGGTTGGGCAAATTGGGAAACCTGGAATGTTGCTCTCTGGATCGGAAATGATTACAACTTGTATGAACTTGCATGTGATGTTGCAAGAGATGGTGGAACTTATGGACACCTGGTGAGTATGATTCAAGAGTGTGGAAGTAAAGAAACACCAGACGGATGTAAGTGGGACGATGTAAAGATAGACGGAATCGAGGTTAATAACATGATGAGAGAACTTATAGACTAAGTAACACTTACTCACCTCACACTCACTAACACTTTTTTTAAAATGGATTACGACACTTTCGACACTGACATTTTTTCTGAGATTAATGATATGCCCGGTGAGATTTATGATGTAATTGAATACAAAGAAGAGTATGAAGATGATAAGAAGTTTGATGTGGAAGGATATCTCAACGGTAAGATAGATTACTAAGTAACACTCACTCATTCATTCACTCCTATCTAATACTACCATGACCGAACTTGAAATGCAAGCAATTGAAGTCCTTGAAACTATTGAGGATTCTGTTGAGTATATCTGTCAAGAGCATATATTGAGTGGCGAAAAGGTCTGGACTATGATAGCAGCACTTGCAGATACCAAACTTACACAATTCCCTGATAATTGAGAGACTAAGTAATACTCAGGTCAGCCGCGAGTGGACAGTTGGTCAAAGTGTCCACTAAAACGGCACAGACCCCCAAAATCGTGTATCTTATAGGAGTGGAGGGGACAGCACCTCACCACACCTCTCAGACCCTTCTACCTGCCTCTCATGCGTAAAATCGAACAGCAGATGATCCAAGCAATTAAAGATAACACTAACTGGACATCTGCGAACACATGCGTTACCCTTGAAGACGGTATCAGCAAGGTCTACCTTCATGGCAATTTGATTGCTGAGATTGATGAAGATTCACTGAAACTTTATGATGGTGGTTATCAATCAAAGACCACAAAATCCCGTCTGAATGCACTTCTTAACGCATTTGGATATACCTGTGGAACAAAGAATGAGCAGGTATTTCAACAGAATTGGACCTGGTTTGTTCGTGTCTTTAATGAAACATTCAACGAAATGCAAACCGTTAAGTTCACTTCAGGAATGCGTCTTGCATGATCAAAACTAAAAAAGAATGGGCATCAATCTATGCCCGATTCTACTCAATCGTTCTCATTCTCATCATTCTCTAATATGTTCCGCATTGCCTCTTCAATCACTACCCGTCGCACTTTGTGGGTTTCCAGTGATAACGTAGCAGTTCCTGCTTATATCCATGCCGGTGCATGTTCGTCCTACAAAGGTAGTGACCCCGGCAAATATCGTTGCAATCCTGAGGCAAAGAATATTTCCTTCCCTATCTGATACAAACTCCCCACCTTATTCATTCACTTTTTTCTCAACATTATGCAAAACAAGCACATCGAACATCCCGAAGATTCCATTCTCACCGGAGATCTAAGTGCTCTTGATTGTCTACGTAACGAAGGCAATCTGTCCGTGAAGATTGATGGGGCACCTGCAATCGTATGGGGGACTAATCCTGCGACGGGTAATTTCTTCGTGGGTACAAAGTCCGTCTTTAACAAAGTAAAGATCAAAATCAACGAATCGCATCAGGACATTGATAGGAACCACACGGGCAACGTTGCAACAATCCTCCATAAGTGCCTTGACTATCTTCCACAAAACGGAGGTATCTTTCAGGGAGACTTCATCGGATTCGGTGGAACTGATGAATACACACCGAACACAATAACCTATCAGTTCGATAACATTGTAGAGGAGGAGATTATCGTTGCCCCTCATACGTATTACACAGCAGAGAGTGACTTAAGGGATGCAATCGCACACCCGATGAACTTCATCATCACAGACACATTCTATTGTAAGTTCGTGAAACCTCTGGCAACGATTGCGTC